ATTGATTAAATAAAGGAGTGGATGAAGTAATTATTAACAATTTAAAACTAAAATTATGAAAACAAAAGAACAACAAACAGACTTCAAAGTAGGTGATATGGTGAGGTGTATGAGTAGTAGATTCTCATCTAATTTTTTAGAGCGGGGTAAAGTTTATGAAGTTGAAATAGTTATTGAACTTGAACTAAAACTAAAAGGTGATGATTTTTATTACCTTAAAAATAGATTTGAACTAGTATTAACCATTAAAAAAGAACCTGTTTATGGGGATGAAGTTTGGGTGAGGTATAATAGTGAAGACATTAGGTGGATTAAAGCAACTTTTATCGCAATTATAAACAAAAGATGCGCTGCTTTGCATAATGACGACAAGCTATATATGTTTGAAAAAGGCATCTTTTGCTATGTAGCTTTATACGATGAATATAGAACCACCGACCCTGCATTAGATAAAACTACCTTAAAACTATCTCTAAAAGAAATAGCCGAGAAATACGGAGTGGATGAAGTAATTATTAACGAATAAACTATACGAAATGGGAATAATCTATTCTATTATTACAGCATTAGTTACTTCAATTATTGTTTATTTAATGCTTAAGCCTTTAAGAAAATGAAATCAAAATACGCAAGGAAAACTCTATCAGAAACCCCTTTAGAGGTCATACAAAATGTAATTAAAATAGGTAACGAAATGATGAATTTACAGAAATTAGCAGAGAGAAAGGCTTTGGAAAAGTTTCCTAACCGTTTAAAAGAAGATATACAATATGATTTTAACGCAGATGCAAGGAAGGGTTTTACAGAAGGCTTCCTAGCTCACGCGAAATTAGCAGCAGAAGATAAAAAGGAGCTGTTGGAGGCTTTGAAATTAGCTATGGAAAATTATGATGGATATGAACACGAAAGGGATAGTATATTTGAAGTAATAGAAAAACACGAAACAATTTAAAAATTATGAAACAACTATTAATAAAGATTGACGCTTGTGAAGATGCTTTAGAATGGGCAGCTGATAAATCGTGGAAAGAAATATACAAAACTTGTCATCGTGGTGATTGGTTGCTATGGCTATTTGCTAAAACTAATCCTGATGACTTACAAAGATTGACTTTGGCAAAAGGCTATTGCGCTAAAACTGTTATTCACTTAATGAAAGATGAAAGAAGTATAAAAGCTGTAAAAATAGCTATAAAATTTGGAAAAGGTAAAGCAAGTAGAGAAGAGTTAGATGCTGCTTATTATGCTGCCGCTTATGTTTATGCTGCTGCTTCTGTTTATGACGCTTCTGCTGCTTATGCTGCCGCTTATGCTGCCGCTTATGCTGGTTATTATGCTTCTGCTGCTTATTATGCTGCCGCTTATGCTGCCGCTGCTTCTTATACTGCTGAAAAAGAAAACCAACAACTAACAGCGGATATTTGTAGGAAGTATTTACCTTTTAAAATATGGAATATTAACGAAACAATTTAAACTAAATAATATGACAAAGAAAGAAGAAGAACAATTCGAAAAGCTATTAAATAAGAAAATAGCAGAAAATGATGAAGCTTATTTTTTATTAGTAGAAGAAAAGGATGGTACATACAGAGTAAATTCATCATCTTATAAAATGAATCCTTATAAAATAATGGGTTTTCTTGAAAGCAAAAAACTAGATATTCAAGACCAAATAAAAGCTAGGGTAAATCCTGAATTTAGAAGAAGTATAATTAGTGACAAAAAATAAACCTATGAACTTAAATGAAGCAAAAGAGATTTTAGAAAGGTATAATGATTGTATTAAAACGAATTATGCAGGATTTTTAGAACCTAAACAAGAATTAATCCAAGCCTTAGACATCGCCATTCAATGCCTAGAGGATTCTATAACGCCTAAGTTAGAAAAATGCTACAACTGTTATGAAATGGTAAAAATGGTAAGTACTGGAGAAATATGCCCTAAATGTAAATGTTAAAACCCTACTAAAATGAACAAAGTTCCAAGAATGCCAAGAAAGAAAAAGCAATGTTAAATAAAAATAAGAAGGTATAAAAAACTAAAACTAAGGAGGTATGAAAGTAACATTAAAAAGACATTGGGGGAAAACAAAAGAGTTTCCTGAAAGCTATCATTTGCCTATACTTTATATTGGTGTTGGTTACGGTAGTTTTGTGATAACTATATTCGGATTCAATTTTAAATTTACACCTAATAAAACCCTACTAAAATGAAAAAGAAACACAGTATTAAAACCATAGGAGATATTTCAAAGCTAATGACAAAGGATAACTACAAAACTTTATTATCTGACATTGTAGAATCTTTTTACTTTGTTTTAGAGGCCAATGAAGCTATCAAGGACAAAACGGGAGAATATCCTACTTATTCTATTATGGATGAAATACGTTGGACTAATGATGGAATAGGCGGCATAAAAGAAATAACAGTAAATGGAGTTAAGAAAAAAGTTAAACCTTTAAATGACAGATAAAATGACAGAACTAGAAAAACAAGCTATGGAATTATATTCATTTCCAGAAGCTAGAAAAGCCTACATCAAAGGTTTTCAAGACGCTAATCAGTGGATAAGTGTGGAGAAAAGACATTTACTGCCATGTTACGAATCAGGGCATTGGGACGGACTTAGAAGTGATTTTATGTTATTATTAAACAATAAGAAACATCAACACGTTGGAAGATGTTATTCGGGAACTTTAGACGGAAGCGAATTTGATTGTTTCTATGGAACAGACGATTACGAAATAGAAAACGTAACCCATTGGATGCCACTTCCATCAACTGAAAGTATTAACTTAAAATAAACAATATGGAAAATCTAAACAAATTAACAAAGAAACAATTAATTGAGAAGCTAAACGAAAAGGAAGCTCCAATTGTAAATAATACTTTAAGTAATTCTACTATTACTGTAAACCCAAATAAGGGGAAAGATAGTAAAACCTTAAATAATCTGTCAGAGGCTATTTTAGCAATTACTAGAATACTTGAAACTAGAAATAATAGACCTGTTTATGGAGTGTACTTTAGTCAAAAAGGAATCAAAAAAGGTAAATAATATGAAAAAAATAAACGGATATTGGACTGATTCCAACAATAATAGATGGGATTGCGATTTATACAGCAAAAACCAAGCTGAAAATGCTAATCTGATTAATTGTAAAAATTGCGTTAATTGTTTTAACTGCTATTCCTGCAATTCCTGCGATTCCTGCAAGTCCTGCAATTCCTGCAATTCCTGCAAGTCCTGCGATTCCTGCAAGTCCTGCGATTCCTGCAATTCCTGCGATTCCTGCAATAATTTCAAATCAAATCCTGAAAGAATTATATCCCCTAAAATAGGATCAAGAAATTCACAAACAACCTACTATTGGAATGATGAAATTGAACAGATAGTTTGCGGATGCTTCAAAGGAACTATGCAAGAGTTTAAAGATAAAATTACAGCAACTCATAGCGATAATGAACACGCTAAGGCTTATTTTGAGTGGATTAAACGAGTAGAAAACTATAAAATTTAAACAATATGAAAACAACAGCAACAGCAAGTAATGGAACTATTTTAGAGATAGGGAAAAAGTATGGATTATTTGAATATACTAAAGGAACATACGTTGAAGTATTAGCAATTGGTAAAAATAAAGTATTTCTACGAACTAATAATGGATATGAAATTACCCAAGATATTAATCAAGATTGGCTACCCTACGAAGAACCACAGCCTAAACCATTTGAAGGGTATCAGAAGTGGTATTGTATTAATAAGTTAACCAATGTAATCCATGTAAATTATTTTAAAATAGAGCCAAAAGAGGATGTAACTTATGCCTATTTTACAGAAAAGGAAGTTATTGACTTAGGCTTAAAAAATGATTGATTATGAAAAAGATAACAGACAAATTAAAATCATTTGAATATGATAAAAACAGGAATGGTATATTTGGAATTAAATCAGGTATTGTTTGGGGTAAATTTAGTAATCAAGGAACTAGTCCTATTCTATACATTTCTAAACCAAAGCATGTTAGTCAAGAAGATTTTGAATTGTTGTTGGATAAAATAGAAATAATAATACGTAAATAACTATGATTTGCCCACATTGCGGAATACCATACGAACAAGAAACCCTTATCACTAAAATATGTGCTAAGCTAGAAATACTTCCTACTAACTTTAGTAACCGTAAAAAAGGCGCAACAGCTAGAGGAATGTATATCATGTACAAGGTGTTCAAAGATGGGCTATCAATAAAAGCGGCGGGTGAACAGATAGGAATGAAAAATGCTAATAGTCATTTTTTGATTGAATCCGTAAATAGTAAAATGCAAAAGAATAGTAAACTAAAAGAAATATATCAAAATATTTAGTAAATTTGGGGTATGGCAGCACCTAAAGGCAATCAGTTTTGGAAATTAGCAGATCCCGAATTTTTGGGAAAACCTAAAAATTTTCCTAAGCCAATAGACTTATGGAATGCTTGTAAACCTTATTTTGAATGGGTAGATGAAAATCCAATAATTAAACAATCTACTACTACTTCGGCAAAAGGAACTTTTCATAATGAAGAACCTTTACAAAAACCTTATACATGGATGGGTTTGTATGTTTTTTTAGGCGTTTCTGATTTATCCGCATATAAAGAAAATAAAGATTATTTCCAAGTCATTACACATATAGATAACATTATCCGCAATCAAAAGTTTGAGGGTGCAACAGCTGGAATCTTTAACGCTAATATAATTGCTAGGGATTTAGGGCTAGTTGATAAGAAAGAAGTCGAAACAAATACAAAGGATTTAAGTGAATCCGAAATAGATGCTAAGATTTTAGCAATCCAAAAAAAGCTAAATGGCTAATTCTTCACAAGAATTATTAAAACTTTACGAACTAAAGCATATTTTACAATCAAGAAAATCACTTGATAAGTTTATAACTTACACTAAAGACGACTATAACATACAATGGTTTCATAAGTTGATTTGCGATAAGTTAGACGCTCTTTTAGACGGCTCTTTGGGTAAGAATAAACTAATGATATTCGTACCACCTCAACACGGTAAAAGCGAGATAAGTTCACGACGTTTCCCAGCTTATGCACTAGGTAGGAATCCTAAATTAAAGGTTGCAATATGTTCTTATTCGCAAGACCTTGCAAGTGGTTTTAATAGGAATATTCAGTCAATTATTGACGATAAGCCATTTCAAGAGCTATTCCCACAAACAACACTAAACAATCAAAACGTTTCAAATGACCTTAAAAAAGGGGCGTTAAGAAATAGCAGTATTTTCGAGATAGTTGGACACGGCGGGTTTTTAAAGTCGGTTGGTGTTGGTGGCTCACTTACGGGAACGCCTGTTGATTTTGGCATTATAGATGACCCATTTAAGGACAGAGCCGAAGCACGAAGCAAAACCATACGTGATAATGTTTGGGCGTGGTATGAGGACGTTTTCAGCACCCGTTTACACAATGATTCAAAGCAGTTACTTCTATTCACTAGATGGCACGAAGACGATTTAGCGGGGCGGTTATTAGAGCGTGAAGCCGACCAATGGGAAATATTAGCAATACCAGCTATCAAAGAGCAATCAAAGCCATTGCCACAAGCAATCGATATTGATGATCCTAGAGATATTGACGAAGCCTTGTGGGAGGACAAACACAGCGCCGAAAGGATATTGAAAGTACGTGAATTTTCTCCTATTACGTTCAACAGCTTATATCAACAAAGACCTAGCGCACAGGATGGTAACATGATGAAGCGCGATTGGTTTCAAATATTGGATAATTACAACGAAAGGAACTACAAATTTGATGTTTATATTGATGGGGCTTATACTTCCAATACAAACAATGACCCAACGGCAATAATGCTAGTGGCTTACAACAGGAATGAATCAATAATTATCAATAGCACAACGGTTCATTTTGAATTATATCAACTTTTAGACTACATACCGAAGTATTTTGAAGCTCACAATGTAACAAAAAACGCTAGGGTATTCGTAGAACCTAAAGCAAGTGGTAAAAGTATCGTTTCGATGCTTAGAAAGCTAAGTTACAACGCTATTGAAATACCGAATAAAAGAGTATCTTTGGGTAAAATATCAAGGGTAGAAGATTGTAGCCCAAGTTTACAGGCGGGAAAAGTAAGCTTATTAAAAGGGAATTGGAACGATAAGTTTTTAGATGAGGTGGTAAGTTTCCCAAATGGGGCGCACGACGACCAAGTAGATAACCTTTGCTATTCGGTTTTTGAGTATTTTATAACACCTAACAAAGTCGGATTAAGGCAGATAAACTAACTATGACTATCGAACAAAAGAAGCACATCAAAGAAATGTGTAAGAAAATCGCTAAGGCATCAAGCACCGTAACAGAAATGGAATTTTATACATTCCTAGCGGGGCAACGGGATTTTATTAAGGACGATCTAAAGTACAACTATTTTGCAACGGAACTTAAAAAGTATTTGCGTAAAAACCCTGTGTTGGATATTCACAAATTTGCATTATCTTAGCGATGCTTAATAGCGGACGTTCTTTATTAGTTTTTTCATAATACAATTTTAAAAAAAGCCATTGCATTATTTTGTAATGGTTTTTTTTATATCTTTACAATTCGAAGCGTGGAAACTTCAAAAAATATTTACTAAAAACTTTTTTCGATTTTGGTTGTCCACGCACCAATTTTGAGAAAGTTTTTACATTTTAAATAATTATGGGAGAAATATGGAAAGAAGTACCAGAATTTGAAGGAATTTATCAAGTTAGTAACTTCGGGAATGTAAAAAGGCTCCCCATTGAAAGAACGCAACATAATGGAGGTGTTTATCTATCAAAAGAGTACATATTGAAAACCAAAAAAAAATCTATTTTTGCTATAACGTTAAGGCATGAAAAAAGATATAAAAATGTAGTTGTTAATAGACTTGTTTATTCGGTTTTTAATGAAATAAAACTTCTTAGAAACCATATTATTTTTGCCGTAGATGGAAATCCATTAAATTGCCGACTAGATAATTTAAAATTTATTACTAAGAGAAATTTTGTTGCGACAAAAATGAAAAACAAAAATGGATATACTGGAGTAAGTTATTTTGCAACAAGGGGGGATTATTTAGCAAAAATAGATTTTGAAGGCAAATCATTTGTTCTACACACTTCTAAAAACAAAGAAGAGTGTATAAAATTATACCAAGCCGCTAAACTATGTTTTGAGGAGTATGACAGGATAAAGACTAGCGTTTTATCAAAATCGGCGCCAAATAGGTTGATAAATAAAAAAATAGTGATATAGTAAAATGATTAACCAGCATCAAACTTAATATTTTTTTATATCTTTGATACAATTATTTGAATTTAAGGGTAGGTTCAATAAGTAAAATTATTAAATAACCTTTAAATCTAAAAATTATGCTGAATTGCAACTGCCCTCTACCGACGGCGATAACCACAATTACACCAAACACTTGCCCTGAAAACTTTGGACAGATTCAAAAAATCGCTATCCAAAGAACAGGCGATGATTTTGACGGCGGAACTAACAACGTAATCACTGTATTAGCTGACTGGCAAACTAAAATAGCCGCTGCTAATGCAACAAAGATTCAAGTAAGTCCATTCATTTACAACTTTGCTTTAGCGGCGGGTGAAGCTATTACCAACGGTGGTGGTGATAACACTACTTTGAACGGTGAAGTTGAATTAGTAGGAATCAACAAATCAGCAGCTTCGGGAATGTTCAAATCATTGTCAAGCGCAGTAATTCAAGCTTTGCAATCTTACAACTGTGAAAATGCAACAGGTGTTTACTTCTTTAACGCTGATGGTAACATTATTGCACAAGAATTAAGCCCAGCGGTTTACACACCATTTCCAATTAGTTCTTTCTTTGTTGGGGACAAAACAAACAACGGTTTCGCTACTAAAGATGAAAACGCGTTATCTTTCCAATTGAACGCTGGATGGTCTAAAGATTACGCTATCGTTACACCAGCTTTTAATCCATTAACAGCAATTTAATCGAATGATTAAGCTACAAATTAAACAATCTAAGGAAGTGCGTGAGTTCGAAAAGGCTCACGCCCTTTCCATTTTGCGCTTAAAGAACTGCGCATTTGAATTAACGGAGGATTCACAATATGAATTTATAGACAATGAGTTTAGAATTAAGCCAAATACGGATATTGTTATCGAAGCCACCACAAAAAGCAACGATACTCGAAGCCGTAAAGCACGAAAATAGGCTCAAACTTCATTCCGAAACCGAAATAACGGAAAAGAGTAAGAACCCAGCATTTAACGATTTCCTAAAGTGGGTTCGTGGCATATTGCCAAAGGACAAGTACCAACGATTTGAGCAGTTGATTAAAACACCGTTTGCGACATTATCCATTACGAACGAGATTTGGAGCGAACTATACAGGGTGTTTGACGGTCAAAACGCTTTCTTTGGTTATGACTTTACCAATACTGATTTACAAGATGATTTTAACAAGTATTTACAAGAATACTTACAAGATAGACAGTTCTTTAAAACTAAGGGTTTTGAGTGCTTAAAAACAGGGATTAATTCAATCTTAGTAGTTGATGTTCCGACCGAACAGGAGGGAAATAGACCGCAGCCATTTTATTACTTTGTCGAAATTGACGATGTTTTAGCGGTGGATGTTGACGAATCAACGGGCAAAGTTGAACATATTATCTTTGAACTTGAAGAAAGAGAAGATGAATGTTTATACGGGGTTTACGACAATGAATTTTATAGGGTAGTTCAAAAGGTGGGCGATGTGGTTACATTGGTAAGCGAATCGGCTCACGGCTTAGGATATTGCCCCGCTTCATTCTTTTGGGACAAACCATTAAAAAGCGATTGTGAAATACTTAAAAAATCACCCATCACCGATTCATTAAGTCAACTAGATAAATACTTAGCACAAGATACGTTCAAGGAACACGCTGACCTTTATAGCGCTTATCCTATCGTAGTAAGTATGGAAAAGCTTTGCAACTTCGAGGGGTGTGAGGGTGGTTACATTCAAGAAGAAAGACGAATGTACAACGACGCTTTACAACAAGAAGAAACAACGTACCACCAAATCAAATGTAAAGCGTGCGAAACTAGGGAGTTAATTGGGGCGGGGACTAACTTTGAATACCCAGCACCACAAACAAGCGATTCACCCGATTTAAGCGACCCCGTTAAGATTGTTTCTGCGGACGTTAAGCCATTGGAATATTTGACCGCTAAACTAAGCGCTAAAGCTATTCAAATCAAATCGGAGGTTATTGGTGCGACAAGTGCGCTAATAAATGACCAAGCGATAAACGAAATGCAAGTAGTAGGAAGCTTTGAGAGTAGACGTAATGTTTTGATTAACATTAAGACTAGCTTTGAAAGGATTCATAAATTCGCCAATGATACGGTAGCACGTTTAAGATATGGTGTTTCGTTTTTAGGTAGTACTGTGTTTTATGGAGATGAATTTTACTTAAAAGACTATTCAACATTACAAGAAGAATACAAGAAAGCTAAAGACGATGGAGAACCTGACGAGGAATTGGACAGTATTTATAAGCAAATCATTTACACAAAATATAAAGGGAATAAAAACAAAATTAATAGGGCTTGGATTCTGTACAATCTTAATCCGATGCCACATAATAGCGTTGAAGAAGCTACGACATTGAAAGGCTTAGGAGCGGTTTCGGAAACGGATTTTGTAATTAAGATTAGGTTTAATAACTTTATTGCACGTTTTGAGAGAGAGCAAACTAATATTTTATTCTTTGGGGAAAATTTGACATTCGATAAAAAAATAAATGAAATTAATCAGCAGTTAGCTATTTATGCTGATGAAGTAATTAAATCAAATAGCGTTAATCTAAATCAATAAACAATGAAAGCAAACAACTATGAAGCCGTTAAGGGCAACGTTCAGAGTGATTGGGGCGTTAAAGTTCCAACAGAAATTAACGAACTAGAATCGCATTTGTACCACGTTTTATTTGTGGTTCGTGAACACGATTCAGAACGCGAAACATACGACACAAGTTCAAGTGTTCGTAAATTCACACCCGAAGCATGGTTTGGAGTTAAAGACCAAACAAGAAGAATCGGGTACAAGTACACATTCATTCTACACGACCCAAGCAAACCTATCGAGGTGGCAAAGCCTAAAGGCAAACAAGTGGAAGCAGTAGAACCAACGACAGAAGATTAAAACTAAATTATACACATAAAAAGGGAAATTATGGAAAGCATTATTGAATTATTAAACAACGAAGAACAAAGGGGACAAGTTCTTGAAACGATTGCACAGCACGAAGCGGGTAAAGAATACCTTAACAATTACGCTAAGATTGAAGCCGAAAAGATTATCGGGCAAAAGATAGGCGAATTGCATGGAGGGTACGACCGTGATTTTGAAGAAGTAACAGGAGTAAAAAAGCCAGAGGGCGTTAAGTCTTACACATTTTGGAAAGAACACTTTAAAGGTGTGAATGAAAAAGCGAAAAGCGTTAATACCGATGTACTTGACCAAATCAAAAAGGAGAATGAGGAATTGAAGTTGAAGATGGAAAACAACGAACAAGCGAAGTATTTTAAAGACTTGTACGAATCTTCAAAATCTAGCCTACAAAAACAAATAGAGGAAAAGGAAAACTTTATCAACCAATTCCAAACGGAAAGAATGCAAATGAAAATCAAGGGTGATTTATCGGATGCTATTGCGAAATTAGAATTGAATAGTGAATTGCCAGAAGATGTTAAGAATACTTACATCGAAACGGTGTTCAACTCTTTGATGAAAGGCGCTAAAGTTATGGAGGATGGGTCTATTGTTTATTACGATGGTGACACATTGTTAACCGATTCTAAAACTGCTCAAAAGGCTACTGCGGAATACCTTTTACAATCAAGATTGAAAAGTATCTTAGTTGAAAAAAAGGTAGTAACAGGGGGCGGCGGTCAAGACCCAAACAAAACAAAATCAAAAAGTTCTGTTAGCTTTAGCCACGCTAAAACGCAAATGGAGCTTAACACATTGATAGAAGAATCTTTATTAGCAGACGGTTTCCTTAAGGGTAAAACGGATTTCCAAGCTAAAAAGAATGAATTATTTAAAGAATTTTCGAATGGATTACCTTTACGTTAATTTTTTTTGTAATTTTACATTCAGTAATTTCTTTTTAAGGGTAGAAAGAGAACAATTTTTAACTAAATTATAAACTTTTAAACCTTAAAAAAATGGCTGGTTTAGCAAATACATTAACACAAGGGTTACGCGCAATGTACCCTAACAACTTCGATAAAAACGAAGATAGGTTATCCGAATACGGCGGTTACGCTTTATTTGTTGAGGACACAAATTCACCTGAATCAATTGTTTCTGCCGATATTATCGACAAAGCAAAAATGAGTTTTGGTAACACACTTTCAATTCCTGTAATTGATGGTGCGGACGTTACTATTGGTAGTGCAAGAACTTGTACAATTGCCGATACTGAAAACGTTTCTAAATTATACGCTTTGACTTTTGTAACTTACCAATTTGGTTTTACAATGACACCAGCGTCTTACATGAACAACGATATCAAGTATCAAGCTGACTATAACAGAAAATTGTTGAAATACTTGAAAAAATTCGCTGCGACTTTGGACACAACTGCGATTGCATTGATAGAAACTGACAAAACGCAAGTAATGACTTCACCTTTTATCGGTGTAGGTCAAAAATACGGGGCTTTAGTTGGTGACGCTATTCAAGTAACACAGGCTCAAAAAGGGTTAATCTTTAACGATGGTACTGCAATTTTATCTCAAGATGATTTCTACGGTGCATATTCTGTTTTAGGTTCACAAACGTTGAAGTCTACTGTTGCTCAATATGCAAATCAAGGGGCGGCAAATAGTACTAACACAATGTTCCAATTTGGAGATTATAACTTTGGATATTCTAACAGAGTATCAGTTGGCGTTGGTAAAGAATCTACTTTCTATGCAATGCCAAAAGGTACATTGGCAACAATGAACAGAAATGAGCCTGACGCAATTGCTGGTTCTATTATCAATTCCGATAACTACTTCGAAACTGTTATGGTTCCGATTGTTGATTTAGAAATGGGAGTACATTACTTTAAAGAGTGTGCTAACAATTCTGGTATCAACGGTGGTTCTGGTGCTGCGGGCTTTACCGCTTCAGTAAAAGAAACATTTATCTGGTCTACCGATGTTTGCTTTGTAACTGCTTACAATAGAGATATTGCAACGTTACCAAGTGCAATTTTCAAAGGTGAGATTTCAGCATCCTAGTATTGGGTTTGATTAATAGAAAAAAGGGGCTTACTTTAATCGGTAAGCCTTTTTTTATTACTTTTATAAAAAATTTACACGATGTTCGACATAGCAAAAATAAAGCAAGGTTTCAAATCAATTAACGGGTGGCGAAATTCAAGCGACATTACCGTACCACAAATAACAATGCCATCATTATTGGCAACAGATAGCGGATTGTATTACAATGATTTCCACCCGTTAATTGATATTGAAACGATAGTAAATGCGATTCCCGAAACAAAGGACTTGGAAGATTATTTGAATGAGCGTGTCGATGCTTCGATTATAAAAGTGTTTACAAAGTTTTCGATGTTCAAAAAGGAAATGCAGACTACAAAAACGATTTTAAACAGTTCTGCTATGTTCGACGGTGTTGCGAGGTTCAACAATACTATTACAAATGAAAGTAAGTTTGTAGGCTTTGAAATTAAGCTAAAAGAAAGCTACGGAGTAACGGCTACAATTGACCGTTTAGGTATTCAATTCACGGCAACACAAACGGCGTTACCTATCCATGTTTTTCACACGTCGCAAGTTGACCCGATTCAAACGGTAACGGCATCGACTACGATTGCTGGTTCAATGACATGGTTAACATTAAGTGAGCCTATCAAATTAAAGTACTATTCAGAAGATTACGACACGGGCGGTTTGTTTTACATTGGTTACTATCAAGATGATGTAACGGGAATGGCACTACAAAAGGATTGGAATTGGAAGAACTTTTGTGGCGGCTGTGCTGGTAGAAGTGCGGTAAAGATTTGGAACACACGTTTAAACTTTATGGAGGTTATGCCAATGTACATTCCACAATCGCAATACGTAGTTGATGAAATGTTTGATTACCGCAATGCGGCTTACACACCTGACAATAACTATGGGATGAACTTCGCAACGACAATCCAATGTGATTTATCGGAATACTTTATTGAAAATAAAATCATTTGGTCGGATGCGATAGGGAAGCAAGTGGCGGTCGATGTGTTGAATGACATCAAGCACTCAAACAGAGCAAACAGATTAACAGAGGTTAATAGAAACATGATTATAAGGGACTTAGAGGGCGACAAGGAAACTAATGAGCTTGGTTTAGCTTTGACATTGGAAAACGCTATTAAATCAATTGATTTTGACTTTAGCAAGATTGATAGCCCTTGTTTACCTGACAATAAAAAGTATGGTGTAACAATAAAAAGTATTTAGGGATGAAAAAAATCATAAAATATAAGGAGTTGTTTACAAAAGAAGAGCGAAAATGCTTTGATGAATTATGTGTAGTTACCGCTTATTTGTTATCTGCTAAGCCGAATAAAAAAAGACTTGAAAGATCAATAAAGGACGCTAAAAATGGAAAGTTAACTGAACATGAATTGATAAAATAAAATGCTACCATTCCAAACCTTAGAAAAGAAGTTAATAGCTCTAAAAAACGGGGGGTTAAATGATATTGTAAAAACTTTGGTGATATTGGAACAGGACTTTGCAAAGGATTTAAACCGTTCACAATTGATTGACGGGCAAAATATTGATGCAAGCGACATCGAGCCAGCTTATTCACGAACAACGGTAAGCATAAAGAAAAGCAAAAGACAAATAAGCGATAGGGTTACTTTGAAAGATACGGGCGACTTTTACAAATCATTTACCTTAAAAACAAATAACGATTCATTTGTAATTAGTGCAACGGATTCGAAAACCAATAAGCTACAAAAAAAATACGGCAATAAAATACTAGGTTTAAGCGAAGAAAACAAAACGCTATTTGCCGAACGTGGACTAAAAAGACAGTTGATAAAACTAATTAAACAAAAAATATAATGGCATACGCAACACCAACAGTTCCAATTCCACCAAATCCCGTTTTTATTGACGCTACTATTGCCGAACTACAAACGTTATTAGGCTCGATTACATGGCTTACTTATTCTTTTGGGCGTTCATACGTTAAGGAAGAAATGCGAAGCGGTGAATTAACCAAACAGCCATTTGTTTACAAAGGTAGCGCCGAGTATTTGCCCGTACAATTCAATGACAATTTACAAGCACAAAGCTTCTTTGAAGTTGGTAGCCAAACTATCGTTGGCGACTTTGACCAATTCACGGTTAACTATTATTCTGTTCCGATTAGTATTATCGTTTGGGCGAATTTAAAAAAGATTGACGGTGCAAAGGGTGCGAATTATTACTTTGCCGAGCAACTAAAAAAGGATGTAAGGGATAAGCTACGAAACGCGATGTTGATTGGTGCAAGGGTGGTTATCAAATCAATCGATGAAAACTTGAATGATATTTTTAGCAACTACACTTTTGAGCAAATCGAAAAGCAGTATTTTAGCTATCCTTATGTAGCTTTTAAATTTAATTTGGAACTAACAATTGAAGAAGAATGTTAGAATTTACACTTGTAACGGCTTTATTTATTAACGGGGCAATGTTGCTAATTGAAAAGATTGGATTAATCGAATGGGTACAAATGCGGGTAAAAAGCAACTTCATATACAAAATGGTTGTATGCAACTTTTGTTTGTCGCATCACCTTACATTGTTGATTATGATACCTTTTTTTTTAGTTGATTTTAATTATCTTTACTTCATAATCCCGTTAATGGTAGCGGGGTTAATTCACATAGTACGATGAAATTAGAAATAGGAAAGTTTGACCTTGAATTGTTTGATAGTATTGACCAACTGCCATTTGAGCGGTTTAATGCGTTCAATAAGTATGTGATGTTGGATAGTGAACTAGGGGCGACGGTGCAAGATTTTGACAAAATAACGGTTCGCATTTACGAATTTCTAAACAAGGAAATGTACGACGATGCCAAAAACGAATTATTAAATTTACGAATAGTGGTGAATAACATATTAACAGGAAATAGCAGTAAAGGCTTAGCGTTTGCATCCTTGATAAGCAAGGTGAACGGTAAAGCGATGGAAGATTATAGCGAAGATAAATTGAAAGCGTTGTTGCTCGATTTGAGCAAAGAGGGGTTGGACGTTAAAACGGTGTCAGAAACGGCATCAGACGTAAAAAAAAAATAGAATTTGAACTGCATACTTTTTTTCCTACATTGTTCGACGGGTCGCATGACTTCCAAAGTAGGCTAAATAGAAAGGAACGTATTTTATTGATGTGCGACATAATGTTGAATGAGGATAACGAGCAATTTATAAAGGATTTATTTAAGATTGAACAGGCTTTACTTAGCTTATACAAGCCTAAAAACTTCATGGGGCAACAGAGTTATGAAGTGGAGCATGAAAAGAATTATCAAATGGTTTGTCATGGTTTGAATAGCCATACGAATACAAGCGTTAAAGGGATGAACGTTTTGGAGGTTTACAGTTTAATGGAAATGTTAAAAAAACAACAAACACAAAATGGAAGAAAATCCGATTAAATACAGCGACTTATTTCAAGATGACGGAGCGCTGGACGCGTTAATAAAAAAAATAAAAGAACTTGATTCGATTTACTCAAAGGCTTCACAAAGCATTCGTGATGAATTTAAAAAGACGCAAGACGCTGCTAAAAACTTAAACATTGTTAATCCTGATTCATCAAAGCAAATAGCTGAATTAGAAGCAAAAGTTGCATCGCTAAATACTAAACTAAAAGAAAATAAGGAGGTTAAAAGCCAACTTCAAAAACTTGAAGAGCAATCGATTCGTTTAAAAACTGAAGAAGCTAAAAAAGAACAGGAACTAAAACTTGCTATACAAGGACAAACACAGGCTTTAAAAAACGAAATTATAGTTGAAAAGCAACAACAAGGAAGTTTAAAACAACTTGAAGCGCAGCTAAGACAAAACATTGATAAATATAAATCAATGAGCGCCGCCGAAAGGGATAGTACAAAAGCGGGTAAGGATTTAAACGCAACTATACAAAAGCAAGATGCGGAGGTAAAAAAGCTGAATGAAAGCATCGGAAGAAGTCAAGGTAATGTAGGTAATTATGCAAAAGCTTTTCAAGGTTTAGGTCGGACTTTAGGCGCTTTAGGAATAGCAACGGGAATAACCGCAGTATTTCAAGTAATAAAAAGCAGTGTAGGTATATTTTCCGATTTTGAAAAAGCGAACAGTAACTTAAACGCGGTTTTGGGAATAACAAAAGACCAAGCAAAAAGTTTAGTTGCAGAAGCGAAAGCCTTAGGCGCTAGTACTTCATTTACCGCAACGGAGGTTACAGGATTGCAAACGGAATTAGGTAAGTTAGGATTTCCAATTGATGATATTCACGCAATGACGGCTTCAATACTTGATGGTGCGGCGGCGATGGGTAGCGGGTTAGGCGAAACCGCAACTTTAGTAGGTTCTGCATTACAAGCATTTGGTTTAGACGCTTCACACGCCACTAGGGTAACGGATGTTTTAGCAAAGTCAACAATTTTAACGGCATTAGATTTCGAAGATTTAGCTCAAAATTTAGCAACTGTTTCACCAGTAGCAAAAGCGTTTGGTTTTACAATTGAAGATACAACAGCTTTATTAGGGCAACTTTCAAACGCTGGTTTTGATGCGTCAAGTGGCGCAACAGCAACTAGAAACATATTGTTAAATCTTGCTGATTCAAATGGTAAGCTAGCAAAATCGTTAAAAGAGCCTGTAAAAGATATTCCTAGTTTAGTAAAAGGGTTAAAGCAATTAAAAAACGAGGGTATTGATTTAGCTTCGGCTTTAGAATTGACCGATGTAAGAAGTGTTGGTGCTTTCAACACTTTTTTAGAGGGTGCGGACAGCATCCAAACAATGACTTTAGCATTACAAGACGCAAAAGGAACAGCGCAAGAAATGGCAGACAAGCAGCTTGATAACCTTAGTGGTTCTGTTAAATTATTAAGTTCGGCTTGGGAGGGTTTTATTTTAGGCATTGAAGAGGGAGATGGATTGTTAAATGGTTTTTTGAGAGGAATAGTAGATGGAACTACTAAATTATTGGGCTTTTTTACGAGTACGGAAAAAGTTAGTGAATCTTTAGAAAAAGAAAGGACTAATATTTTTGCCGCAAAAGCTGAATTAATGTCAATTAATACAACAACTGAACGTAGGATAGAATTGATAAATGATTTAAAGACGCAATATCCAGACTTACTTAAAAATATAGATGCTGAAACGGTAAGCAATAAGGATTTAAACTTAGCACTAGAGGCGGTAAATAAAAGTTTAATCCAAAAAATAGTTATTCAAAAGAAAGAGGAACAAATACAGGAACAAGCAGCCAGAGCAGCGGAGGCGCAGATTAAATTTGCAGAGGCTCAAAAAAGATTACTTGATGCAACAGGGGTTTCAGAAAAAGAGGCAATAGATAAAAAAGTTAAAGGACTTGAAGCTATTCAAAAAGCTGAAATGGATGAAATAAAAAGAGCTGAAACACTTTTAAATATATTAGACACTAGAGGAAATGTACAAAAAGCATTAAGTCAAAATCAAAGTGTTTTTGCGTCAAATCAAGCTCAAAGAAATTCAACAGAAAAATTAGCAGATGCAATACAAGCATTAAAAAACAGAAAGGCATTATTAGCTATTGAGGAAGCTGCTTTAAATGATTTAATAAAAGACCAAATAAATCTTCAAAAAGAATCTTCCAAAGTAATTGTTGAAGAAATTAAAGAAGAGATTGAAGAAAATATAGTAAAACTAGGATTACTATCTGAAATTGCAGAAAAAACTAAGAAGTTAAACGAAGAACAACAGGCAACAAATAGCCCAGAAAGAATACTTCAAATAAATAAGGAGGTAAAAGCCTTAGATAAAAAAAGAGATGCTTTACTTGGAGTACTTCAAGCTCAAATTGACGCTGAAAATATAAAACTAAGCGACCAACAAGAAAAATTAACACAAGATGCTATCGTTCGAGATATTAAGAATGAGGAAGAAAAGTTAATTACTCAAGCACAAATAAATGCAGAACATAGAATAAGGGAGGTTAATTTATCAATAGGTAGTGAAATAAAAAAAGCTGAAATAATTAGATTGATAAATGAGCAATTAATAATTGATATTGAACAAATTGAAGAAAACGCAAGAAAAAAACGATTTGACCTAAACAAGGAGGGGTTAAAAGAATTAAAAGCTTTGCAAGTAGAAAATATAATAGATGAAAAAAAGACTGAACAAGAAAAAGAAATAGCGGCATACAATTTCGCGAAAACCCTTAGAAAACAAGCAATAAAGGATAAAAAGTATGAAGCAGATTTAGAGGCGGCATTGTTGGCTGAAATTGACAAAAAAGCGTTAAAGGATGAAGCGGCTATTAACAAGAAGTACGAAGATGAAAAGAAAGCAAAGAATAAAGCTAGAATAAAAGAGCAAACGGATTTTTTAGTTAATATGACAATTGACGCTTTAGAAAGAATCGCACAAGCTGAAGAAGATAAGATTCAAAAAAAGATTGATGCACAAAACAATCAAATTGAAAAGCAACAAGAGTTAGCAATGCAAGGAGCCGAAAATACACTTGCATTTGAGGAAGCGCAATTGGCGAAACTAGAAAACCAAAAGTTAGAAGCCCAAAAGAAGCTAATACAATTAGAAAAAATTAAAGCTCTTTATTCAGCCTATTCAAGCGCCGCAAGTAGTGGAGATAATAACGCAATCGTGAAAGTATTAACTGACTTCGCCATCATGCAAGGTATTGAATCTAGCTTACAAGCATTCGGAGATGGTACTGGTGAATATGGTACAATTGAAGATACATTAGTGAAACGAGGGGGTATTTTTAGAGGCGATAAACACACTGCTAAAAGCGGGGGTATTCCTGTAATGGTAGAGGGTGGCGAAGGTATCTTATCAGCGCAACAAATGAACGCTTTAGGTCGTGATAACTTTATGAGCCTTACTAAATCCTTAGACGGCGGCTCACTATCCAGCGACGTTTTCGGCGGTCAAGTGGCAATGATTCCACAAAGACAAACAATGGTAGTTGATTTTAGTAGTTTGAAAGCCGAAATAAACGATGTGAAAAAAGCAATCGAGAATAAGCCCGTGCAACAAGTGAACGTCGAAAACTTACGTGATTCCTACCTTGACATTGTTGAAACAAACATCGTAGCCAATAAGCGAACAATAAGCCGTTACCGTGTAAATAAAAACCGATTATGATTGACGTAATATTTGAGATAAACGGAGTAGAACAAGCGACACCAAAGAACGCTAGGGAACTAAAGCTAATCACTAAATGGGGGGCGGGTAACACCGTCGAAGATAAGAGCGAAGCCGAAGTTAGCACCAATTCATTACAGTTCGTTTTGGAAGATGCCGAAACAATTTTGAAGCACGTATCGGACGGGCTAAAAGGAGGTGTTGGAATATTCGAGGGCATACCATACGCGATTAAACTACGCGAACATCAAACGCAATTAGTTACACAAATATTAGACGGGTATATTGACTTAGTTGATGGGGCTAAGTTCACTTCATGCGATGAAGTTGAAGCGACGATTAAGAAAAAACAAGCCTTAGACTGGTTAACAAATCAATCCGATTCATTTAGCTTTGCTTACCTTTTTAATCAAAAATTTGTTACGCAATCCGACTACGTTCAAATCCCATACGTTTTAAATCAACGTCCTGAGACATTTGCTTTGGTAATGCTTTCTTTGTCAATATACATGAGTACACAAGCATTAATTCAAAGCGTAAAAGACATAAGCAAATCAACAGCAAAGTTTTTAGAAAGCATCAATGCGGGGTTGGCTTTTGGTGTTGGTGACTTGATAAGTGCTGGGCTTAACTTACTGTTTGATTTAGTCTATGCAATTGCGCTTACGTACGCATTGATAAAAATGACAGAGGAATTGATAGACCAATTGTTTCCTCCTGTTCGACGTTACTACGGGATGAAAATCAAACGAATGTTCGAGGTTGGTTGCGCTTATATGGGCTTAACATTTCAATCAAGTATATTCAATAATCCACTATGGTCAAACCTTACTTATTTGCCGTCTAAATCTGAACGGGGTAAGATTGGAGGCGGGGCGAATGGATTAGGACACCCAAATCAAAATAGTTCCGTTTACAATTTTGGCGACTTTTTGCGGACAATGAAGCAAATGTTTAACGCGTCGATAAAATTGGATAATAACGTTTTAATTTTTGAACGTGCGGACTATTGGGATAGTACTGCTGCGTGGACATTGCCAGACGTAGAAACAAATCAAGATATTAGGCTGTCTGAATATTCGTACAACACGGATGAAATGCTATCGAATTTTATGATCAGCTTTCAAACGGATATACAGGATGAAAACACATTGGAAAACTTTCTAGGTACTAACTTCCAAGTAATAACCACAGCGGCATCGATAAACACCAGACCTTTTGTAAATGTAAAAAACTTAGGTGAAGTTAGATTGCCTTTTGCTTTAGCATCAAGAAAAAATGATTTAACAGTAGTTGAAAAGGCTTTAAAAGAAATGGCTCAAAGTGTTGATAAAGCAATAAACCAATTAGGCGGTAATTCATCTTTAGCGTCTAAGATAACAAAGCGTATCGGAATGATGGTATTAACTGCTGATACGATTTCTACTGATAAATTAATGCGAATAGATAACGAGGTTATTCCAGCGGGTTTTAAATTACAGGCTTCGGATTTATGGGATTTTCATAAGATTAATAGCTTTGTTCCTATATTAGATTCAAAAACAGGGCAAAACATTCATAATCAATACAAAGTTTATACGGGGGTTACTATTCCGTTTTGCTCCGAAGATTGGCAATTATTAACGAAAAATAATAAATTTATTGCACCCGATGGAAGTATAGGTGAAATTTCAGATATTGAATGGGATGTTTATAATGAAAAAGCTACAATTAATTACAAAATTCCATATCTTTACACAAATAATCTGAAACTATCTTATAATGAGGGCGAATGAAAATCTAACACAAGCACTTAAAAATATAGAGCTAATGGGTGAAAGCCTATCTTTATTAAAGAGTACTTTTGATGGAATGATTAATCAAGCTTTTAAAGATGTAAAGCCAGAGGATAAAGATAAATTTCAACAATTCGTTAAAGAGTCAAACGAATTAATGAGTAAATCGACTAAAGTTGATATGCTTGAAGTACAACGTTTGACAAATGAAATGAAGTTGAAATATGGCATCGGCGCTAATAACAAATAGGCAATACACTAACTTTTATACGGGTACAACTACTTCGTGGTTAATCGGTAACGTTGGCGACGTTGTGGAATTGAAATTAGATTTAGACGCTGAAATACTATTCACATCAACTTACCAAACACAAGTTAAGATAACCGATAATAATCATGTTACTAGATTGTCGGGTAGTTGGTTTGATGAGGGTTTCGCCGTTGGTCAACTTGTTTCACTTATCGCAAATCTTACTACTAATGGCGGTGCGCCAATTCCAATTGCGGGACTACCGCATACGGGGAAAATATTAACACTTACACCGTCTTTAATGATTGTTGATTTGTTAAATGTTGGTGATACTTTCATGCCATTTCAAAATTCAATAAATTCAATTGATTACGAATGGAGTGGATTAACGATAGCTTGTACTGATACAAACCCATTCAAAGGAGTTGAGTTTTATTATGGCTTAACTACCAATACACAAGTAGGAAGCGGCGATTTATCTAGTTTGATTGATGGCACGGTTTTAACATTTAAGCATAATTCAATTGTAGCGCCTGTTTCTGCGCCTATCAATCTAATTCCGTTCAGTTATCAGAGTGGCGGGGCTATTTTATCAGCAACAATACAAGGAAATACAACTGTATCTGGAACTTTAAAAAAATATATTATAAAAATCAAATTTATCATAACGCCTATTTATGAGGTAGTTGACGATTTGACAAATTTAACACTTCCTACACCTTACAAGGGTAATGAGTGCTTGACTGATATATTTAGAGTTAATATACTACCAGAAATAAACAATCCAAATATTAACGTATCAGTAAGTGGGGCGCAAAGTGTATTGAAAGGGAATACGGGATGGTTTAACGAAAACTATAATGGAGGGGTAAATAATTACTCAATTAATCAAGTTCAACTATTTAATGAATTAGGTATTCCAATTAGTGGAATAGCTAGCGGCGGGAAAACAGACTTTACCATTATAATTAATCAAGTTGGTGCAACATCGGCTTTTGATTATAAGCTAGGCTTTGTTTGGACACCGTCGACACCATCATACTATTCGGATAAGTTAACACCTTATCACAAAAATGTGATGTATAACGGCTGTTCGGATTCGGTAGTTTTAAATTCATCTACTGCGGCGCAAACATTCACGGGCTACACAAATGCTGACGGTGCAAGGATGGATATTGAATTTAGTTCAATAACATTACAAGCTAATACAGTAACACTTCGCGGACGATTCGCGCCTAATTCAGCTTTTGAAACGTTTATGGAGGCGGTTGATACTAGCGATTTGAATTATCTTGTTTGGGTAAGTGTTGGTGATAACTTAGCGGTAAATGTAAATTTTACAGATAGGGTTTCGTTAATATCGGACTTTTCATCGTTTACATTGCCAGCGATTACAACAGAGCAATTTAATATTACAAATTCATTCTTAGGACACGCGCAAGAATCGACGCAAGTAGGTTCAATGTTTTATGAGGGGTGTGTTGAAGATGAAATAAGCGCAAGGAGTATCATAAGCCTAGACACGACGCTAGATGAAACGATTGAGGAAATAAAGTTCACAATAGAGGGTTACAACTACGTAACAAATGAAAGCTACGTTTTAGAAAGTAACGCTTACGATTGCACAGGATTTGTAAAAGACAATGCGAACATTCAGCAAATCAACATAGATACGACTAGGGGATTCCAAATGGTATCGGGATTGGAGAAAAACGCGGTGCAAGTATTCCGTGACCCGTTAAACGATGTTGGAAGTTTGAAAGCCTACAAAGGGATTTATTCATTCCGATTCCGTTGGGAAGATTGGATTAGTAAAATAACCGTTCCAAGTGTGTTTTATGATAATACGCTTTTGAATAACAACTTAAATAACGATTGGTCTACAAAGGACGATTTAGCGAATTGGAAGCTAACATACAACGTAAATATGAAAGTATTGCGTCAAGGCTTAGAAGTAAACACAAAGAACTCTTTTGACTTTGCCGTTAGAAAATACGAGGAATCAATTGTCTATGATGGTGCAATAACTACATACGATAGCACAAAAACAAATAGTTTGTTCTTAGGATTCGATGCGAATGGTGTTAGAAATAACGCGATTTTATCGGCTGAGAATACATGGATTCAAGCAGACTTTGACTTAGAAGATTTGATGGGGGATGTTGGCGATATAAATGATTACTACGGAGTTATTCGAATAGAGGAGTATAGGAATGGAGGGCTTTTTAAAATTGAAATGTTAAGCAGCATTTTAACAAATACCGAAAATATTTTAATACCTTTAACGGGGGAAACACAAGCGAAAATGACTAAAGTTAGTGATACCAAAATTCGCGTGGAGGGATTGATAGATAAAACTAAATTAAACCTTAACAATTCGCAGTATAAGATAAGTGCTAGATTAGGTTGTTCTGATATTAATTTAGGAAAATATAGTGGAAAATATACACAAAAATACAACTAAAAGATGGCAAATCTAATTACCATACCAGCATTAAAAGCCGCAAATTTAGCTACATTAAACAATAGTGTACCTGACCAAAGCATAGACCCAAGCGACCACAATCAAACAATGATTGATACTATTGACACGTTAGCAAACGGAACAATACTTCAATTAGCTTTGGTATCGGGAACAACAATAAAAACGGTTAATTCTAATAGTTTACTAGGTTCGGGAGATGTTGCGATAACACCAAACGCAACACACACAAGCGAAGTAACAGGCGCAACAGCATTAACAGCGCATCCTACAATAATCAGTAACAAACCAAATTTAGCATCACCGACAGGGACTGAAAAGGTATTAATTGAAGATGCGGGCGCATTAAAGTACGTGCTTATTTCAGCTTTAGCGGGAGGTACAGCCTTAGGTAATATCCTTTATGTATCAACAACAGGTTCTAATACAGAAACACGCGCAAACGCTTTAGGGAACTTAGGGAAGCCATTAACACCCGAACAAGCTCGTTCAGTAGCTTTAAGCGGTGATACTATTCATGTAATGTCAGGATCATACGCTTTAACCTTAACCACTACAAATGGTTACGCTAAAGACGGTGTTAATTGGGTATTTATGCCAAAAGCTATATTTTCCAAAACAACAACAGGGGCTATGTTTAATACAAGCGGTTTTAGTGTTGGGTGTTCTGTTTATGGTGATGGTGATTTTTACGGAACGGGAAGTTGTGGTCGTATTTATTATGATGGAATGAGTGCCACAGATTATACGTTTGAAGGAAATATTTGTGAAAATACCGCAGCAGCTTGCCATGAAACAATTTCCACCAATTCAGGAATCCACAATATTAGATTTAAGGTTAGAATAAAATCTACCGCTTCTTATGCTGTACTTCCTTCATCGGGAACTGTTTATATTGATTGTCCTGAGATTATTAGTACAACCACAAACGCTATCTATTTGTACCAATGTCAAAAGGTTTTCATTAACGGAAATAGGATTGAAAATTCAACAGGTGGAATAGGGTTAGAAACTTCAAATATTGGTAATGTTGTAATTAATAGTGCATACATAAATAAAGCAAATATCAATACAGCTTTAGTTGCTACTTTAACCGTGGCAAATATGGACGCGTTAAAGTTTAACGGAAGCACCTACGGGGTTTTAAAATTAAACGGTCAAACCACGGATTACGAACACGTAAGTGGACACGCAGATATAGAACGATTGTACAACATTACTATAAGCGGGACTGGTGGCGGAACAATAAGAGCTGGTTATATAGGTGGGCAAACAATGAATTTAAGCAGCTCAAACACTATAAGTATTGACCTGTATTTTGATACTTATTCATCCGTAGTAGCAGCATCAACCTTTAACATAAGTTCGTCAACTGTAACTGTTACTTTGCATGGGGATAACAATAGGGGTTTGCAAGGCACAATTTCAGCAGGTAAACTAAGGATAAATAATTACAACGGTTTAATAAATAATACAACAGGTGGAGGGAAAGCGTATTGCTTACGGCAATCGGTTACAGGAACAATTGAATTGTTAAGCAATGGAGTACTGGATTCATCAGCGAATACAACGTCAACGCTTTACTTAATTTGGAAAGAGGGCGGAACTTTTATAAGTAAAGGCGGTACAATAATTACTTATGATTCTACTCAAATAGGTGTAGGTGATAGCGCAACAGTTCAAGACGTTAAAATATACACACAAGGATTAAATACAAACCAAGCGTCTTTTTTGGCAGCTAAAACTGGAACACTAGGATTAACTGATTTGGTAGGCGGAACAATAATAGAGGATGCAGATATAATTTCTTAACGATATGGCGATGGACTTAGATAATATTTCAGTAGATTTTAACACAAGTGAAATTAGTAGCTTGTTTGAGGGTGTTTATTACAACATCCCTTTTATCTCAAATTTAACAACCCTAAAAGCAGAATTTGCATCTTACTACGATTTAATAGTAGAACGTGCTGTGGTGCAATTACAAGAGGCTCAGTATGGTAATGGTGCAGAACCGAGAATTGTTAGTACTTACAAAGAAAACGGTAGAGATATTTCGCAAATTGTTAACTTGGCTGTAATTGCTACGGAACAACCTACATTTTATGCCGCTTTACGTGATGCAAGAGCGGAAATTGAAGCTGAAATAACTAATCAATTAAACGCATAATATAATGGCTATAACTGATAAACAAGTAAGGGGAGGTAACGGGATTAAGTACACTAAAGAGGTAACTAATTCAGGCGACTATGCAGGATTAGCTAATAACACTTATTTCAAGGATTTAAGTGATGGGTTAATCTATTGGAAAGATACTACAGGGGAAGTAAGAGATATTTTTGGTAAAAGATATGTATATGAAATTTCCTTTAATGAAGTATTAGATGTATTACAACGCTTTACGGTGGATACTAACATTACAGCTATCACAGCCTACAATGTAGCTACGTTAAAATACAGCATTAACGATGCAGCAGATGTAACGGTAACTTTACCATTTGCGGGCACAATATCCCTTACAGCAGGTCAAAGAATTGTTTGGAAAATAACTTATACAACAGGAACATTAGCGGTATTAAATTTAACAGCAACAGAATTATGATAACTTTACAAGCAAACCCATTAATAGAATGGGACGAAACAAACACAGATTTATACGCTCAAACACAAGAAGCACAAAATTGGGTTCAAAACAACATTATGAACAATGCCTCTGTAAACACAGAGGAAACAGTCGTAAGATCCAGTGGTAGAGCAGATTTAACAAGGATTAAAACACAGACTTATACTACGACAGAATTTACTTTGGTTCTTGATAGAACGTATCAAAGCAATGAATCTTGTGCAATGGCATCTTGTACTTACACTTTAACTGAAATCTAATGGCAACTTGGCAATTTTATAACGAAACAGGGAGGGTTGGTGGAACAGCTAACAAGCAGACCGACAAAACTTTTTATGTTGACCCATTTACAGGCGATGATGCTAATGTTGGTAGCTATTTAGCCCCATATAATTCCATACAAAAAGTACTTGATGAGTGTGCAAGTGCAGGAAATGGAGGGGCGATTACAAATGTTGATATTATTGCAACAGGTTACTTTGAAGAGGGTGATTTTTTAAATAGACCATTTGGGGGTGTTTCTTTAATTGCTGAGGGTAGAGTTACTATAAAAGCAACTACACACAACGGTTTTAAATTATGTGCAGCATCAAATAGCTGGGTTTCTTTTAATTATGACATTAATAGTGGAAATAAAAAACGAAACTTTGGTAGAATAACTATTAAAGATTTTCCCCAAAATATTTATTTTGGTGCTTATTATTCCGCGTATATTCCACCTGTAAAAGTTGGAATATTTAATGTTTCATTCATTAACAATCAGCAAGTTGGTTACGCTGAACAAGCTAATTTTGATTTATTAGAGGGATGCGTTTTTGATATGCCGAGTTATAATACAATTAACTTTATAAGAACTTCTAATTATAGGACTACTTTTATACAGAAAAACTCGTTCTTAGGTAGTTACGTTTATGTTCAATCAGCAGGATTAGTTAACTTACTTACTTACCGAGATAATTATTTTGATTCTACAACTAAAATTTACCAATATGACGAAAGCAACTATACTCCAAGTTACAACAATCATATAGTTGGCACTTTAGCTGGCAAAATAACTATAAATAATTCAGTATATACATCAAGAGATTTGGCTATTATTGGAAAAGTAACTTTTGACATTAATGGTAAATCCTCATCAGCTTCACCACAGTTTAACACTGTTTTAAATTCATCCGATTTAACTTACGCCCCCGCTTCACCAAATGGTAACGGGGGGTATGATGGAAAACAAATAGGGGCTTTTGGATTTGCGAGAGGGGCAGAAAATACAGATGATGCAAATTGGACTATTGATGCAAATGCAACAAAAGGAACAGGAGAGATTTATCAATCAGGGGGTACTACTTCAATTGTAACAAACACAAATGGTATTCAGTTTGCGACAGTTGATAGACGCATTGAAAGAATTACAATTCCTGCCTCAATTGTTGATTATACAAATGGCTATACCATTGATACGGTAAGGAGTGCGGACGAAGCCTCTCCAAATATTGAAACTGTGGAAATAAAAGTGAGTTCTGATGATGTTACTTATTCCGCTTCATGGATTAAAGTTCCATTGGAGGGAATCCCTTATATAGATGCATCAGGTGTTGGAAGTGGTGATGATGCTTACGACCATGCAACAAGAAGCAGAATAGTTGGACAGTACATTAAATACAGAATAACTTTAAGAAACAATGAAGTAATATTACCATAATGGCAAGTACTTTTAAAGGTATACAGACAGAAACAACAGAAGTCCCCGTTGGAAGTACTTTTAAAGGTATTCAGACAGAAACTACTGCTGTACCAATAGGTACTACTTTTAAAGGTATTCAAGTTGAAATTGATGTACCAAAAGGATTTGCACAAATAATTAAAAAGAAAAGATAATGCCAAGCGAATACGACATTTGGGAAGATGAATCAGATGATGACCAACAAGACAATAGGGGTCAAAGTAAATGGAGCGAGCCAAGAAAAGCATGGAAATTTGGAAAGTGGGATAGTGACGACGGACAAAGTAATCCTTAACGTATTCCCCACTTGGGGAATACGTTAAATAAACAAAACACTATTTAAGAAAAACAGTTATAAAGTTAAACAATGAACGTTAACGGACACACAACAGACATAGCACTAATTTACGTTGGAATGATTACGGGAATCTTCGGTCTTAATATGACGGAGATAGATATTCTAGCGGGTATCGTTTTAAAGTTTGTATCAATTGTTTCGTTTATTATCTTAGGAGCGTATAACATTAAAAAATACAGGTACTTAGGAAAAAAAAATAAAGATAAATAATGAAAGAATTTTATAGAAATATTTTAGGCTCTTTTGACAACAAAAGAGATAATGGATTTAGCGGAAGAAAACTTACCGCTTTTACTTTAACCGTATGTGTTGTTTATATGCACTATGTTTGGGGGTTAAATAATGAGTTTACAGAGAACATTTTAATTATTGATTTGGTAGGTGTTGGATTCTTTTTAGGACTTGTTACAACGGAGCAAATCATTAAATTTAAAGGAGGGACAAATGAACAGCCCAAAACTGAATAATACTTACTTATTAATACTAGGCTTCTTTATTACGATAATGTGGCTTATTTTAACTGAATAATATGAAAATTACAAAAGTATCAAATGGATTTATTCACCACGTAGAAAAGTTTGAATGTGGAGGAAACGTAACAAAGTATTTAAAACCATACAAATGTCCTGCAGGAATACCAACTATTGGTTTTGGAAATACATTTTATGAGGATGGGACAAAGGTTAAATTAACTGACCCTGCAATTACAAAAGAAAGAGCAATTAAGATTCTACAAGTTGCAATGTCTTACTTTGAAAAACAAGTTGACTCCTATACTACCGATAAAGTAAATCAAAATCAATTTGATGCTTTAGTCGATTTTGCTTACAATGCGGGAGTTGGAGCTTTAAAAGCTTCTACACTTCTTAAAAAAGTAAATGCAAATCCTAATGACCCGACAATAGCGAATGAGTTTATGAAGTGGGTATTTGGGGGAGATGGAACTAAAAACAAAAAAGATGATGATGGCGACGGATTAATTGATGAAGCAGGAGAGAAACAAAAATTAAATGGATTGGTTAATCGTAGAAAAGCTGAATCAGATTTATACTTTACAAAATGAACATAACAGCAACATACAAATCAGCTTTATTTGTCCTAGTTTTAGGAATTGCAATACTTTTATTTTTGCAAATCAAATCATGCGAACCAACGGCAACATCACCAAGTTATTCACAAAACTACGTTGATAGTTTAAACGTTGATAATAATGCTTTAGTCGATGAAATTTGCGACTTGCACGGTGAAATTTCATCTTTAGATTCTACTTTGTTATTCAAAAAATACAAAGTAATTAAAGGGCGTGAAACGATTAAGTACTTAGAGAAAACCGTAACTATTACCGATACGATTGTAATTACTTATGTCGACGCTTTGAACAATCAAATAAAAGAACTTGACACTATTATAGATGTACAGGATAAAAAAATAGATAAACAAGCGAAAATTATCGATAAACAAGATACAATTATCATTAATACTAATAAAATTGTTGCCATTCAAGAAAAGGAAATTGAAGCAGGGCAAAAGCAAATTAAAAAACTAGAAAAAAATAACTATTGGAATAAGGTAAAAGGCGGCGCAATAGCTATCTTTGGAGTAGCTGCAACAATATTAATAATGAAATGAGTACAAGAAACGGTAAACCAATATTTAATGCTACTGACATGACATTGTCAAACGATGCGTTTGTGCTTGAAGTATCTGCTGACTATAACATGACATTTCAATTTTTTTGGACGGGCTTAGTTGGTACTGGTACAATATCTTTATTTTACGGAATAGATGCCGTCCATTGGGATAAATACCCATTGCGCGATTTAGAACAGGGAGTTGTTTATTATGATTTGCCCGTTGTTGGTGGCAACGATAGTTTAACTTTTAAAATCAACAGCTTAGGAAGTGGATTTATAAAGGTAGGCTACGTTTCAAGCGCAACGGATGGACTACTTACAGGGACCTTAACAATGATGGATAACAAACACTACTAAGATGGGAATAGTTTACTTAGACGGGTATCAAAATGCTGGGGGCGGTAGTGGGTCACAAATTGTTGTTGTGGCTAACTATTCGGCTTTACCCGCTGCGAATACCGTACCGAATAAGTTTTATTGGTGTTCGTCAACACAGGGTACAAAGTGGCTACCATTTTCATTAGGTG